ATCGGCGCTGATGGTCAATGACGCCAGGCCCCGCTCCACCCTGGTTGCCAGCAACGCCGAGCCGTACACTCTGGCGCTCGCCCGGACGATGCGGCGATCCACAGGATCGATGGTCAGCGCCGGTGCCGAGGCCAGCCCGCCGCCCACCGCATAGGGGCCGGTGAGCCAGCGGACGCTGTCGATGGCCACGGCCGGATGGGACAGCCTGGCCTCCGTGCCCAGCGTGTAGGAGACGCTCTGCTGCTCAAAAACCTCATCCTCCTGCACCTCGCTGAGCCTACCGATGGTGGCCGCCAGACGATAGGCAACGCCTGTAGACAGCCGGTACACACGGAGCCCGATCTGCAGGCTGCCGTCAGCGCCCATGCCGCAGTCCACGTACCGACGGCCCGCCGGATCGCGCTGGTAGATGGTAGACGCCAGATAGTCGAGCAGATTGACCCTGCTCAGTACCCCGCAGTGCGCGTCCCACGGCTCCTGCTCCAGCAGCACCAGATCGCGGGACGGCGCCTGGTCGGCGCTCCTGGGCGTATAGGCGATATGCAGGCTCTGCTCAGGCATGGGATCAGCCCGTCTCCAGCATGCACACCACTTTGCTGTTGGTCAGCGGGATGGTGCCGCAGTTCGGCGGCACCACCTTGAACCACCAGAGCCCCAGCATGCTGGCGTAGGTCGAGAATGTGATGGTATCGCCGTTGACGTGTGCAGACCCATGCCCGCCCGCATCCAGCTTGAAATAAGGCTTTGAAAGCTGGACGTTTTGCGGGGCGATGTCACCGGCAATCGAAAAGTTGCCGAGACTGCCCAGCGTATCCCCGGTCACGTTGAGGGTGTCCCCATCGTTATAGGTGAGCGTCCAGTCCTGGCGGATCGTGCCGATATTGTCCAGCACCAGCGGATAGGCCGCAAAATCGTAGGTGCCGGTGCCGCTCTGCTGTGCCGGGTCCACCCAGGGGGCGAAGGGCTTGCGGGTCTGCATAACACCGGCTACCAGACCATTGCTGGCCTGGTAGCTGTGCTGCAGCGCGGTGGCCAGATGGAGCGTGCAGGCGGATCCGCTGGTGGAAACCGTGTCCACGTGCACGATCTCGTAGACGCAGGAGGTGTTGGCCAACGAGAGGCTGGAGTTGTAGATCACCACCTCGTCGCCCGCCTGGTAGCAGTCCGCCAGACTCGGATGATCGAGAGTCAGCACCAGTTGTTTGCTGCCGGCAATCGCGTTCTGGCCCAGGCTGCTGGCCGTGTAGCGCCGCTCGGAGCCGGTTAGTTGATCCTGGGTTTTGTCCTGGTCGGCAGCGATGATATACTCGTACTCGTCCGTTTTATTCGGGATGGACAGCGCCATCCAGGGATTCATGCCCGCCTCATTGGCCGGGTTGGCGTTTTTGCAGAAGACCTTCTCCGCCTGGGTGATGCCGCTGACCCGCTGCGCTGTGGTGACGCTGGGCCAGATGTTGCCTTCAACGCCCGAGGCGATCTGTATGCTCGAAGGCCGGCCGCCGTTCGCGGCTGGACGCTCTTTGTCCCGCTTTTGCGCGTAGCACCATTTGAGATCCAATGGTGAGATTGCCATATCATATCTCCGTAAGTGTTATCTCCGCCGAAGCCCAGTCGTCCGGCGAGTAGTCCGCATAGTCCAGGGGGAGCGAGGCGCTGTTGATGGCATCAACCCGTACCAGCCCGCTCCACACGTGATGCTGCAGCATGACCGGCACGCCGGCATCGATGAGCTGCTGCACCTGCAACAGCTCGCCCACTGTGGTGTGATTGCCCAGCAGGTCGAGCGTCAGCACCCGGCCCCGGATGGCCACCGCGGACCTGTATTTGAGCACCCCGCCGAGGGTACGTTTATCCTCCCAGGTAACCCTGGGCTGATCGTAGAGCCCACGCAGGATGGCATGCGGGGAGAGCCGCACCGGGCCGAGCTGGGTGTATGCCAGGCTCATCGTCTGGCCCCCAGGTGTGAGACCCGGCGATTCCAGCGTCTGAGCCGCTCCGCGTCATCTCCGGACACGCTGGCATGCACGCTTTCGCCACCTGGCAGGCGGAGCTCCAGGGTCATCCGACCGCCAGCGCCTCCGGCAGCCAGGGCCGGAACGGGCACCACCGGCAGCAGCGCCGAGAGATCCGGCAGGCGCAGACTGTTGAGGGCCTCGAAAAGCGGGGCGCCGAATTTGCGCACCGCCTCTTTCCGCACCACAAACTCGCCCTGCTCCAACAGGGCGGAAATGCGGTCACCGCCGCCATAGCCCGGCAAACGACCAACCATTGTCCGGAACGCACCGATCGGGCCGCCAAACTGGCGGCGCTCCCGAGTAGCAATATCTATAGTGGCTGTGCGCTTTTTGCTGACCGCCGCGTCCAGGGCTTTATTCACTTTGTCCGCTGCGTCCTTGCCGGTCTTTTCAAAAGCTGCCCACATGCCGTCAAACTCCACCCGGCCCTTATCCGCTGTCCGGCTCCAGCCCGCAGAAAACGCATCCGCTGTGTTCGTCCAAAAGCCAGCCGCGTTTTTCCACACCTTGTAGACCTGCTCCACTTCCTTGCCCGCGTCTCCGGCAGCATCACTCATCCTGCGCCAGGACTCCAGCCACTTCTTTTCTGCCTCGTCCATGCCCTCCATGAGTTTGTCCAGTCCCACATTTTTTTCCATGTCCCGCACGACCTGGCCGAAGGCGTTTTCCCGCTCCCTAAGGACACTAATGCTCAGTTCACCAGCCTCTTTCACTCCGGACATGGCTACTTTGAGCGCCTCCGTCTTGCTGATCAACGTGGTGTCGCCGCTCTTCACCTCGGTGTTCAACTCTTTGTAGGCGTTCTTGGCGTCATCAATCAGGGCAACGGACGCCTTCCACTGCTCGCGGGCGGTGATGGTATCGCCCTGGGCCATCGCCTGCCGAGCCGCCTCCGCAGCGGCACGGCTGGCCTGCATATATTCCTCCGCCTCGCGCTTTCTATCCTGCCATGCATTGTAGTCAGACATGCCAGAGCGGCCCATCTCCCGCAGCTCGGCCTGTAATGATTTCTGACGACCTGCAATGTCAGCCTCGATATCACGGATTTCCTCAACAAATTTCTTGTATTGCTGCCGCCGCGCCTTGAGCTCTTCATCAGTCAGTTTGATTGCTTCGGCAGACGCTTTTCGTATTGCGTCGGTTGTGCCCTTTGTGGCATCAGCCACTTTTTTTTCGTCCGCCACTCTGGAAGCGGCGGATCCCGCGCTCTGGGCCTCTATTTCTGCCCTGGCTTGTCGGTATCTCGCCTCCACCGCGTCTATCTGGCGGCCAATGGCTTGCACTTCCTCATCTGTGCCAAAGGCTTTCGCCCAAGCCATTTTGACCATTAACCAGCCTTCCTCCATGCTATGGAAGAAACGCTGGGCTGCAATTTGCACAGATGAAAGCTCATTCAATATAGAACCAATTTCCCAGCCAACAAATGCGGCTATAGCAACCGTGCTGAGAGATTTCAGACCAATCCTGAGTAATGCTACTTCTCCACCTAGAATTTTTACCCCTGCCGCATATGTCAGTATATTGGCATTCAATGCGGCCATAGGCACAGTAATGGAACGAAGCACGCCAACAAACGAAACAAAAACGCTTAGTATCAGGGATGATGCAGCAGAAAGCGTCTTAAATGTGCCTGCAAAAGCCATCGTGGATACAACTGCTACTCCTAAATCCTTGACCCATGTGGGCATTTTCAGAATAAATTCGCCTAAATGTACACTCACTTCCACGAAGCGCGCGCCCAATGTGACAAGTGATGACAGCAAATTCTGAATATTATCCCGGTTTGATTCAATCGTATGATTCAAACCCATAAGGGACTTGGCAATCTTGCCGGTGGATCCAGACGCCTTATTGCTTTCGTCAATAATGCTTTCCCACGTATTGCGGATTGCAGTCAAAGCGCGGTCGGTAGTAAGTGGCAAGGAAGCAAACGCCTTGTTGATTTCCCCAGCCATGCTGGGGAAAGCGTTGCGCAGCACATCAGTGGTGAGCTTGCCTTGACTGGACATCTGACGCAGTCCCGCCACGTTGGTGCCCAATTGCTTTGCCAGAAGTTGGGCAAAGTAGCCGTTACTCTCCAGCATGGCACGGAACTCATCACCTTGAAGGACGCCGGATCCCATGGCCTGAGCAAACTGCAACTGAAACGAGGCCGCACTGGCAGCGTCAGAACCGTTGACGGCCAGTGATTTGTTGATCATCTCAACAATCTGCACTGTTTCTCTGCCATCCGCGCCCATCTCCTTCATAGTCATGCCAAGCTTGGCAAAAGCATCTGCATTGGCACTATAGGCGGTGCCGGTCTGCTGACTTACCTCATAGAGTTGCTTTTTGACCGCCGCAGCCTCTTTATCGGTTTTGGTAGCCAGCTTGATTTTGGCGTCGAGCTGTGCGTACTGGTCGGCAACACCCACAAGTTCTTTGCCGTAACTGACCAGTTTACCTGCAAGCATTCCAGTAGCTACGGCAGCGATTACACCTTTGAGCGCAGAAAAAGATTTACTCATCTGACCGACTGCAGCGCCGGTTGTCTGAGCCGTGTTTTGCACGGAAGAAAGGGAACGCCGCAAGTTATTGATCGCACTTTGCGCGCCGGCTGTAACTGCCGAAAAAATCAGCTCAAAGGACTGTGCTGCCATATTCCGCTATGCTTAAGGTTTTTAGAGCAATCAGAAAGAATTCCCATCCATAATGCCAGGCTCCTGCATGACCTGTCTGAATGAGGAGGCAAACACAGCGGGCAAGCTGCCGACAATCTGCTGCGCGATCTGGCTCAAAGCGCCATCTATTTTGAGGGCGCTGGCTATCCCGAAAAAAGCCGCATTCACCTCCAAAAACGCCTCAATTATCTGCTCATGCTCCGAAGCATACCAGGTTTTAATAACGTCAAATGCGGGTTCCAATGTTCCGTCCAGAAGCCGCTTAATCTCTTCTATTCGGTTGTCAGCGTTCCACGCTTCATAAACCAATAGAGGGCTAATCTCCTTGACAGTCACTTCACCTCTGCCTTCAATGGTAATAATCTTGCTCTTTCGCATTGCTTACGCTCCAATAATGATAGCAATATATCCTATACGCTCTTTCAATTTACAGCAAGCCGGCGACCTTGCCATAGGATATGCCGCCAGTTGGCAACTCCGGAGTTAACGTAAGTACAATTGGCTCCATCTCTGTATCTGGCTCAGAGATCAGATTGATCTCTGAATTGGCTGATATACGCACTTTGTAGAGCACGTTTCGTGTGATGTCGCCGGTAAATTTATCCACCCCATTCCACTCTATACGATATCTGACGCTTTTCCCTGCGCCGATATGTACAATACGGCCAGAAGCCCCGCCTGCTTCGGCATTAATGGTAACTGTTGTTTCTGCTATATTAGATTTGAGCGGGGTAATCTTGCCAAGGCTTTCGTTAATCTTATAGTCAACGCCAGATACCAACTCTACATTACTGGAATCTGTCACAACTACGCTAGAAAGATTCTCTGAGCCAATATCAGCCCATTCATCTAATTTGCCAAGCATGAGCGACTTGTTCGTAATAGTGCTTGGCGTTGTACTATCTACTGCAACTAGGCCAATAAGGGCTTTCGCTAGGTTATCTGCATCCCAATCAATAAAAGTCATAGAGCCGCTGACATTGGTTTTTGATGGGCGACTTGCGATATTTTTTCCATAGGTCTCACAACTGTTACCCTGAACAGTAATAATCTCCTGCTCCATAGTGAGACTCAGCGGCCTGGCCTCACCAGGGGATTTGCAAGGACCTGTAGGATTGCCAGCCTCATCAACCGGGGTCAGATACACGCAGCCCGCCCAACTTTTTACGCTTCTTGTAGGCATTTTCTCCCTCTTGTGGTTAGGCCGGACATGGTTTGAATGCCCGGCTAAAATGGGTATGGGTGATAAAGCGGATCAGATATGTGACCGCCTCCACCTCTGGTTCCATAAACTCCGCCTGGGTGAAGAACAGTGGCGCAAAGCCGAGAACTGGTCTATTGCTATCGTCCATCATCCGAAATCCGTGGAGCGCATCAATAATGCGTTCCACCAGTCTCAAAGCAGGCAAATTAGAGTCAAGCCCTTTGAGCCGCTTCAGCTTTAGTACCACAGCCCAGGCTACAGTGACCTGTTCGTTGCCCGCATTCAGTTCGCATTTTTCCATCAAAAGCCAGGCAACAGGCATATTGGCAGGCACAGGGGCAACTTGTCGTTCATCATCCAGATAACCGGCCTGTTTCATCCCAGGAACAGATTGAAGCACTTTAACAATTGCCTTGCCTTGCTCCACCAATGCAAACATCATTACCTCATTCTTGTTTGCAGATAACGACTGATAATCTGCTCAATCCTGTTCATTTGAGAGATTAATAGCGACTTTGTTGGGAAAAAACGTCGCTTCTTTATCGCTCCCCAGGGCGAACCTAAATTCTTGCGCATAAATATCTTGCTCTTCCGAGTGACCTTATATTCGTCCTTACGCTTAAAGTCGTGAACCTTACGCCCCTTCATAAACGTGTGCGCTTTGGGTAATACCAGGTCACGGCCTTTCCTGGTTCGCAGACTCACGCCAGCGCTGCGCTTTCCGCTCCATGGAGTGATTGCCTGCTTGAGCTCTCCTGTGCGGCTCGTGATCCCGGAAGAGGCCCAACTGGAAATGGCCAACGGCTTGAAAACGCTGCTCTCGATCCGACTCATGGCAGGAGTCATATTCTCCAATCCATCAGTAATTTTTCCCAATGCCGGATCAATACTGTCTATCGTAGTTACACCACGAAACATTCTGCGCCGTGCCATTTTAATAATCAGGGATCAAGTTTATCCTGTGCCGGAAAAGAAGGGCTTCGCCTACTTGTGGCAAAAGACGTATATCTCCGGTCTCGCCAGTCTGTGCCGCTGTGGCCCGATTATTGTAGGCATAGGCTGCACACTGCTTGATTGCCATACGAATATCCGCGGGGAGATCCGCTGGTGTATCCGCCATGCCTACACGCCAAGTAATCCAACCGTCCTTCCAATCACGTTCAAACGGCAATAAAATCTCGGCAAGAGGGTCGAGCCCACCACGATGACGTATGCGGACCTCGTCTAAAACGCCACTAACCGCGTTGCTGCTCTTGTCGGTGTAGCCCCAGCCGGTGACTCCTACGAAATCGCCGAATGGCAGCACCATCCACTGCCCAAGCCAAGCGTCCATACGCAGTTCTCGCCGCATAAACTTCCGGCCGCAAAGAGCTTCAGCCTGTTCAGTGGCTGACTGTATAAAATCCAATAGCTCTTCGTCCGTATCGTGGCCGTCATATACGTTCCACAAATGCCGCCGAAATTCCGCCAGAGTTACTGCCAGCTCGGCCGGAGGTGTAATGGTCTGTACCGCCATTTCATTACCCGTTTGGCTTCACTGCCCGCTTGGGGCTTGCCGGTTTGACCGCTTTCTTTGGCGTATCCGGCTCATATCCTGACGGGGCCACTGCATAACCTGCAGCCAGCGCCCACTGCGCCGCTTCATCCGGCATCTCGGATTCGCCGGGGCTGTACAACACCCCGGCAAATCCACAGAATGTCTTGACAATGACCTTCATTGCGATCAGACAGCAAAAATTTTGATTGCTTCAGAGTCGACAAGCATTCCACCAACCCGTTTAGTAGTATAAAAATGCACAAACGGCTTGTTGGTGTATGGGTCACGCAAAACACGAATGCCCATGCGATCTACGATGGTATAACCGCGGTTAAAATCGCCAAACAGAATGGCCGAAGCAGCCGTGCCGGCGCCGACATCAGGCATATCATCGTTCTCCGCAACCGGATACCCCAGGAGGGTCGCCGGCTGCCCCAACTGCAAACCAGGCTGCCAAAGATAATGGCCGTCGGTTGCCTTGAGCATGCGAATCTTTCCAACAGTCGCACGATTCATCATCCACCTTGCATTCAGTCTGTGCCCACTTTTGAGCGCCTGGGCGACAGTGATCAGTTCGTCAGGCACAATCGTACCCGCAGCGGCAGCAGACAAAATCTGGAGTGTTCCGAATGGGCGCGTGCCATCTGCAGTGGCAGCGGATGGATACGCCAGAATCCCTTTGGGCTTGTTCGTTCCATCGCCTGAAATGAAGGCTGCCTCCTCCTGCTTGGCGAATTCTTCCGCGACGTCTTGCTCCAACCATGCCTCGGCATCGAAAAACATATCGTCCAAAGCCTGCTGACTGACTGCAGGATTGGCGTATACCTCGCCCATAACGGGACGCAGCTCGGCAAACTTGGACGTGTTAGTTTTAGGCCGTGGATCGGTTTCGCCTACCCAACCGGAGCTAGTGCCGCCCGTATCTACGAGCTTGCGGTATTCCACCCCGCCGATAGAGACAACATTACAGACCTGCCGCATAGGGCTCTGATTCCTCATCAGTTTCAGAATTTCACGGTCCAATTCCTCAGGCATCGCATAACCACCGTCTGCATTGACGCCCATCTGCCAATCTTTGGTCTGCAACCCATCGATGCCTGACGTATCGCCCTTGCGCAGCCAGGGCATAAATGCCGCCTTGTAGGCCTTCTGCTCAGCACTCATCACGCCAGGATATTCAGGCCGGGATGCAGTCTTTTCGAGCACATCCAGGCGATCGACAATGTCGGTTAGATCGGAGACGCGTTTGCTCTCGCTTGCAAGCTTGTCCAGCCTTTCGTTGATCTTGGCAATTTTCTCCAACAGCAACGGGCTGGCGGACCCTTTCTGTTCAATTTCATCCAGCCGGGCATCATTGGCCTGCTTGAACTCCTCAAAAGCTTTGCCCTGCTGCTCCAATAAAACCTTGATCTCATCCATAATTTAACCTCTCAAAATGTTGATGTTTTGTTTAATCACTGCTATCAGAGAGGCTTCTTCACCCGCGTCTCGCTGGTCGCCAAAGCCCTGTGAGGCAATCCGCTTCGCCTCGTTGCGCGAAAATCCGGCATCCCGCAGGAATCGCTCAAAATCCCGTATGGTTTTTACGCTTGAAACTGTGGCATCCTCATTGGCTGGAAAGGTCACAAGGCTGGTTTCCCAGAGTTCAACTTCCTTGAGGTAGTTAACTTTCTCCCGCTGGTCGTATTCCTCCCGCACTGTATTGTAACCAATAGACAGCCCACTCACCGCGCCCGCCTTCAAAAGCGCGTAAGCCTCTCTTGCCAGTGCCACTTCGTCCACCAGGAGCCGCCCGCGCACGCGTAGACCGTGCTCATCCTCAGCTACATCCTCATAAATGCCGATAGGCTTGTCGTGTGCGTGTTGCCAAAGCAGGGGGGGCAACTTGCCTTTGGCCCGCCATTTGGCGAGGCTGTTGGCAAAGGCGCCGGGCATGACCACGTCGCCATACCAGTCGGCATTGCCGAAGACCGAACCGTAGCCCTCAAAAACGCCCGTTTCTTCAAAAGACTTGATCTCAAGTGGACGGGTGGTGTGTTTCATGGTGTCTTTTCTCCTGTTTCCATCCTCAACCCGGCATAAAAAAGAGCGCGCATGTGGAAGGTGTGGCTCCCACACGAGCGCTCTTTTTTTATCTTGCGTCCCCTTTGACCTGGCCGGGTCTCCGGGAAGCCGGAAATGTCTGGTACTGCTGGCCGCGTCAAGCGGCGTGGTTTAAACTCATGGATTGCCCTGGCGATAAATCATTCTTGCAATCTGAAACACTTCACTGCCTGCAGGCCTTTTCACTCCTCCGTCTTTTTCCAAAAGGAACAACGGCAATCCCACATCTTTATCCTTGTATTTCTCAGGGTCTCGTATAGCTTCATAAACGTGAAATCCGTAAAATATTATATTTTTATCTATTATCTCAACAATATCTCGATCATTCTTAAGAAAGTTTCTTACATCTTCAATACTCATGTTGTGGCCTTTTGCAATATTTTATCAACAATTTCTTTATTAAACTGCAAATGATCAACACGCATAAATTTTGGCTGTGACTTGAATTTTACGCCAATCACATTGAATAATTCAAGTATTTCTTCATCGCCTGCAAACGGGGTTGAGCCAGATTGCGCATCAAATATGTTTATATCCTCCGTCTCCCGGAAAACGTGCATGATATGGCGCATCCCAGGTAATTGAACAGAAAGAACATATCTTTCACCTGGCTTCGTTTTCTCCTTGAGAAAAGCGATAACATCCTGCGCAGATTTCCCCGCTCTCGTCATTACAGGCCGTTTACCGGTCTCCGGATCTATCCATGCCAACGTTTGATCAGACGCGAGCATATCCATTGTTGCGTTCCCCCTGAACGATTTGGCTTCAACATTATATCCTCTGCACCTTGCTTCATACGCGACAACGCACGTCTGACAGTTATCAAGGAAGCCGCTATCCCCGTCCCCGTAATGAGGGTTGACATGGCCTTTGTCGGCGCGTTCGAAGTCCATCGGCTCGCCCTGATCCACCCCCGCAATCGTCTCCACCTGCATGGGCACAATCGCACAAACGCAACCCCGGTGTAATGGCGGGTGCTTGAGCTTGCGCCGGGTCTTCAAGCTGGCTTTATCCCCGTCCTGAAAAACCTCTCCCTTGCCCGCGAACACTTCCTTGATGCCCACAACCCTGCCGCTCAATTTGGCACAGAATCCGCAAGTCTTGCTGCCGTTGGTCACCCACTTGATTTTCTGCACGCCGCTAAGCTCATAACACTCGCGAGCGTACCAGTTGGCCGCGCAGACCGCGGCATGGGTGGACATCTTTTTTGCCTTGGTGGCGTTCCATTCGTCCAGCCGCTTATTGATGGCCTGGCGCACGTCGCCGCCCTGATTGACCAAAGATTGCATTTGACCTAAAGCGCGTTCCACATAACGCTCAACCTCAATCGCAGCATATTCAGGCGCCGTCGCCCGCAACTGCTTCAATACCTTGACGGAGTCCACGCCGGGAACCTGCCGCCCAGCCATCGCGACCACCTGGGCCGCAAGGTTGGTGTATAGGTCATACTTTTCCACGGTTGACTTCCAGGGCAAATATCGTGCGTACAAAACGCGCAGGGCCTCCATAAACTCGCCCTCGGTAGCTTTGACGCTATCTTTCGCTTGCGCGCCGCTTCGTTGGCCATCCGGAAAGACCTCCTTCGGGAAGTATTCGTCAACCAGCTTGCGCACGCCCACAATTTCCTTGGCCACCAATTCCCGATACACTTCCACGAGCCTGACCCGCAGATCCTGCATGATTCTATTCAGATCAGCGCTTTCTTCGCTCCATTCGCCTGCAGCCCAGTCATCATGCTCATGTTCCGCATCGTCTTCTTTTTCAGCGGACCTGATTGTCGGCTCCGGTATGGGGGAAAGTCGGGCCAACCTGTCAAGTACGTCACTCAGGCCTTGGTGCCGCAAAGCCTTGTCCGCCTGGCTGCTGTCCGTCATGTTCAGCGGCTGTAAATAGACATCGCCGCCATCCCTGGGGTTACGATTCTCCAGTGCACGGCACTCGTTGGCAGAGAGGATCCCCGCATTGATTGCCGTGTTGTACGCGCCATAACGGCTGGCGATGTCCGCTCGTTCCAGGCCGTCCAGCAGAAATTCCACGTGCAGCCCCTCTGCACGCTGTTTGGGTGTAAGCAGACTGTGCCAGATGGCTGTTTCAATCCGCCTGGCCCAGGGCAGCACCGAATATTTCACAAACTCCAGACTCTGGTGCTCAATATTGTTGAAGCTGCTCTTCTCCAAGTCAGCCACCATGTGGGGCGGGACTCGGAAAATGCCGCAAATCATATCCCTCTGGAGCTTGCGGGTCTGTAAATACTGGGCGTCCTCATTGGTCATCGACACAGGGTCAAATGACATGCCCTCCTCAAGAATTGCGGTGCCACCCGCATTATCCCCGCTGTGACTGGCCAGCCAGCTCTGTTTGAGGTGTTCCAGCGCTTCATCGCTGAGCTTGCCAGGGTGTTTCAGAACTCCGCTGGGACGCGCACCATTGCGAAAAATTCGTGCGCCATGGGCTGCAGTGGCGAGTGCCAGACCAATGGTATTCCGGTTGATCATGACCGGGCTGTCGCCCCGAATGCCATTTCTGCTGGTTTCGCCCAGGATGTGCAGCATATCCGCTGAGTCACAGACCGCCGTTCGACCGCCATTCAGTGTGTAGCTGTATTGCACCTTATACCCTTGTTGGGAAACACTCACAGCCTGAGGATCCAGTGGCATCAGCTCTGTCACCAATCCACCAGACTGCCGCGTTTTGAGTGCAAAGAAGTTCCCATAAAGCAGGAGGCAGCGCATCATATAGGCACGGAACTGAAAACTGTCCTGCCATGAATTGGGAAATTGCAACAGGTCAAACAGCTTCCCACTCTCCACTGGTTCATGCACGCCATTCACCCGTCGATAAATTTTGACGGGCAATTGGGCGACGGATTCGGTCAGAATCCGCACACAGGCATAGACAGTCGGCTCCTGCAGCGCCCGCTCAGGGGTGACAATCTGACCGGAACTGCTGGCCGCGCCCAAGCCCAGAATCTGCGCCAGTGAATCAAACGGCACAGGCGAGGGCGACGGTGGCTGTTGTTTGCGTCGGAATAAGTTGAACATGTGGCCAATGTAAACAATGCGCCACCGTAATTGCCAGCAAACGGCGGGAAATTTGGGAAATTTCTGGCTACCGCCCCTGTTTCCCCTTTAACAATTTCACGCTGGCATTACGCCAATTTTTGCTAAACGTTCCACGCACACGGCCAGTCGTCTTGGATTCAATTCTGTGCCGTAAAAATGGCGCTCATTTTTTGCCGCCGCGCATGCCACCAAGCCTCGGCCCATACACAAATCCCCCATGGCGCCCTCGGTGCACTTGCCAACAGCGGCAATTATCTCTTCTTCATCCATGTCGTCAAAGTGCAAATTCAGACGTTTCTGGCTACCCTGCACCACATAACAACGATTTTTGCGCTTGTGGTAGTAACTGCTGTTGTAAATGGTCACATGGCGAAACAAACGCTTGAGATTGACCATGTATTCGCCCAGAAATTCTTTACCGATCTCCAGAAAACACAACTTCGGCTCTATGCTGGCAATACACTCAAACAAGCGTTTATAAAATTCTTCGAAATCCAGAATGCATGGAAGCGCCGGCAATTCACTATTGTTTTTTGTGTAGAAGGAACGCAAATTGCCCATATTCCATGGTCCGTCTGTGAACAGCACTTCAATATCCGTCAGAAATTCTGGCATGGGATCAAAAATATCGTGAGCCATGAGCGTGCTGCCGTCCGAATAAATAATAGGCTTGTCCAGCTCCACGGGCCAACGGTCTATGGCCCCGCCATAAGTCCAGTCAGACATTTTCTTCCACCTCCGCCATCTCCCACGAAGATGAATATTGCTGATTTTTGAACAGCTCGGCAATACCTGTCACCTGTTTCAGACGCAACACCTCTTCCAGCTCCATGCCCAATTTGACTGCAATCTCATCATCGGACACACCCTGTTTTGCCAACGCGGCGACCAAGTCGCCCATAAGCTCAACCTGATGCACTCCTCGCGCCCGGTTAAACTGCACAGTAGCCTCCATGCGTTGGGCAATATTATGCTCCAGCACCACGACCGGAATTTGCTCGCAGCCAAGATAATCCTTAAGAATGCTATATCGATGAAATCCATCAATAATAATATAGCGTTCAAGGTCAGGATCATAGATAGTAACTATTGGAAAACAGAATCCATTTGCCAGGATGCTCTCCTGCAAAAGCAACATGTTATGCCTGGAGACCATATTCGGATTATAATTATTGGCCTGTACCTGCTGAACCGGTACCAATCGAACATTCATGCAAGGTAACGATATATCACATTTATCGGCCTTTAGAGTAATTCCATCCATTTTTTTATCGTAGCCTCCCTTGGATCTGGCTTGTTATTAACAGGCAAATTATTTTCGTAGTCATTCAGCATGATTTGACGGCATTGTTGCCGCGCTACATACTCGTTAGCAAGATGCTTGGCAAATCGATGCTCAAAAATGAGTCGCTTGTTTTGGTCTGGATAGGTATCCAAAAGGAAATTCCGGTATTCCTGCCAAGAATGATACGCTTTAGGTAGCTTCTGACAGCGCATTATCTCTCGTGATTTGCCGTACAGATTGGCTGTGGCAATCCCCTTGATACGACGCACCAATCTGTTATAGGTATCTGGCTCGAACTCCGGTAGCTCACAAATGGCCTTAAAGGACTTTTCATGAATAAGCGAGGACACCCTAATTTCGTTCAGGGCCATGCCTTTCTTCCACATCCAGTCATAAATGCGATTGTATGGTATGGCATTATCGTAAATATAGCGCCAGACATCCGAAAAATTCCAGTCATAGAGCGGGTAGGCGGTGATATTGCCATGTTCTCCTTTGGTTGACCAAAACCAATTTTTATGCCCAGGATTTTTGGATACAGCCCGCCATCGATGCATGGACTCAACGGCCCGAACCCCTGCCAAGAAACAGGTGTTCTGCTGATTGGCCTCATAGTTGCGCAACACATCGTAAAACCCGAATCCTTTGACTTTGTTGGCAATCTTCAGCTTTGACTCGTCATAAGGCCAGTGTTGCACAGCTCGCTTGTCTCTGGAGCGCATCCAGATCTTATGCTTGCCTGGCTCCCATGCAATAAGCTGCCCCTCCGTCAGAGACGTGGCATTGGTCAGATGGAATGGAATCTGATACCAAACCGGGACGGCATTGGCTGGATACATCTCGAACATCAAATATTTGATCTGCTCAATAGTGTGGGCATAATCCACCTCCTCATCAAGAAAAAACAGCTCGAATTTGCGGTTCCGCCGCACCGCTTCAGCCCCCACCAGGTGAGCCAGTACAGTACTGTCCTTGCCGCCCGATATGCTGACCGAAATGCGCTCGTAATCATTAAAAATAGCCGCAATACGCTCTTGAGCCGCGATTAGTATGTTCTTATGCGTGTAGACCTGCTTCAGCATTGAATTTCCTCACCTTTTCAAACCAGTCTGCATATCGATTGAAAAAATAGTCGTCTACCTTCAAGCCGGAATGCAGGAACTCGATATATTGCAAACCAGAACACGTTAACAGATCGTTGAAGACCTTCTGCCGCAGTGGTAAATCCAGAAATGTCCAGCCAGCGCCATCAACTGCCTCTATGTCATCTGTGAACGTGGCCACATTTGAGTTCTTATAACGGCGGCTTCTGGCCAGATAACGCTTTTCCGGATTGATTTGCTTGAATTTCCCGGCAAAAATTTGCAATGCATTTGGGACGGTATCTGGATCTTTTCGCCCCAGATTGGCAAAAAGTTTGATCTTCTCTCGCTGGTACTGTTCCTGTGCCCCTGGTGGCAATATGGCGTTGTCGCGAGTCAGTGAATAGTCCCGTTGCTGCACAGAAACCGGCACTTCTGCCAGTAAATCCATACAGAAATGTCGGTGCCGATAACGCCCTTTATCCACAAAATCCAGTAGGATCATGTAATCATCATATTCATCAATAAAAGGGAACGTCTCAAAAGCTAGTTTATGCGTTGTTTGATTACAATAATGATGGATGCAATTATAGTGTAAATCCTGCCGTTTTTTGACACGCATACATTCATCCCATACCAGTAGATAGCTATCATCTATCCGCTGTAGTAATGGATAAAACGTGCGGTACATAATAGTTTCTGAGAATGGAACAAATTCAGCGTCTAAAGGCATTGTTGCCCAGCCATCTTGGTGAAACACAATCACATGACACACATTCTGATTACACTTCAGATAAGAATTGATGGCTGCAATCTTGCGATCTATACTGTAGCCAATATGGATGATCGTTTGTTTCATAAATTCTTTACCAATTCACGTGCCTTCTCGCGCATGCCGCGTTCGCGATATTGGTTGACCTGTTCCCGAAATGCATTCAGTGCATTGCCCTTGGATGCCAATGCGCTTTGAATGCGCTCGTCAATACTCTTGTCCGCCACCAGTGTAATGTATAATGGTCGTCTACTCTGACCAATCCGATGTATGCGATCTTCTGCCTGGAGTCGTTCTGAGTATTTGAATCCATCCGCGTAAAATATCGCATATGCAGCTTCTGTTAGGGTCAGCCCGTGGCTGGCAATACTTTGTGTTGCCACCAAAAAACGCCCCTTTTCCCGCCAGCGAGCCAGGGACTCTGCACGTTGACGGTCGTTCATCCCGCCAAAATATGGACATACCGCGTCCTCGCCGTAATCCTTAGCCAGGGCCGCTACGATCTCCCGCAGTGCATAGTGATACTTGGCCCAAACAATGACCCGCTCATGCGTTGGTATTTCCGCTACCACCGAGCACAAAAGATCTACACGGCTATGAGAGAGATCTATTTTTTCGCCATGCTTTTTCGTTTCAAACCCGCAGACAATGCCTTGCAGTCTGCTGAAAAGACGAAAAATATCAATGGGCCTCCAATCCTCGTACTCCAAATTCAAGAATTCTGTTTTCGCATATTCGTAGGCTTCACGCTGCTCGTACGACAGGTCAAAATGGTAGGTGGAAAAAAGTTTTTCCGGCAAATCCAGGCATTCCTCCTTCTTCACCTGGTACACATAGGGTGCAATTTTGGCTGCCAGATATTCAGGATTGTGGGTACGGATGATACGGTTGGTGCGGATTTCCTGCCGCACCCCGCGCCGCCGCACCTTGCGCACCTCATATTCCAGATGATTTGCAGCAAACGACCAGAACGAATTGTAGCCCAGTATTTTCTGTGAGAGGAAACGCATTTGGCTGTACAGATCAACCGCGCCCTGGGTGAAGGGCGTGCCAGTGAGAATCACTCTGTAACGACTCTTGGCGGATAGCAGAGTTACGCGTTGGCTGCGTTTTGCCAAAAAACCCTTGATGTAGGACGATTCGTCCACCACCACAAACGCTCGTGTCGTGACTAGCGACTGGTAGGCCACTGCCGCCCGATCACTCGAGCCCATTGTCTCCAGCCCGATAATATGTACCGTGGACTCTGGCGAGATCCCTCGATCCAGAGCAGGCCCGTCCCAAATAACAATCTGCGCCGGATCTATGTCCGTGTGGCGCAACCACTCGGCCCGAACGTTGTGGCGTAACGAGCAGGGCGTGAGCCAAAAAAGCCTGTCCCATTTGCCAAGACGCTGATGGGCAAGCTCAATAGTGGTGCGAGTTTTGCCTAGCCCCATGTCCATGAACAACGCCCCCACCCGAATTGGCAGCATTTTGGCGATCGCTGGCCGTTGATGTGGCAGCAGGCTGGTGATTGTGGCAAACGCGGGCTCAGTCATCGCGCAGACTCTCGTCTATCGTGGTTTCCGGCGTATCCAAATCCGGGAACACCTGTTGCTCAGATGTCTGGGCCTGCAAGGGGCGCTGATCCACGGTGGCCGCGCCGTCCATGGCCGCACGCTGCTCATCCAAAAGCACCTGCACCGCTGGCCGCAGCGTGAGCTTGTAACGCTCCGCAAACTCGGCCACGCTCTCCAATGCCCCCAGAGGCACGGTCATGCGTTTGTCCTTGTAGCGGAAACCGGGTATGGTTTTAGCGGCATCGTACAAGTCGTCAGGCTTGTGCCAGACCAGTTGCAGCTTGTTGTCCTTAGTCAGCTCCACCCAACGAGACACCCAGGGCACATACTCGCCAGACTGTGCCATGCTGTGTGCCTCCTCGTTGTGTAAGCAAACAATAAACCCTCTGGCAACAAGACGGTTTGCCACTTCGGCCAGACGATCAAGCGCAGGCTCATTGCCCAACACAAACTCATAGCGCCCTTTGTCCCGATGCCAGCGGTAGCCCAGAGAGTGCATGGCCACCTGAAATCCCTCGCGTTTTTCCGGGTACACCACGGCCAAAACCGAACCATCTTGGCTGATATCCACAATAGATGTGGAGCACGGTTTTTCTGGCTTCAAAAACAGGGAAACTTGTGACTCATCTGTGCGACGCAATGTGGTTTGTGGATCATTCTCAGAATTTTTTGATCCGCAATCCGCCTCTGGGAATTCTTTCAAAAGTTCAGCCATATCCTGGCGCACCTCCAGTAAATAGGCGCTGGCGTTTACAAATAGGCGCTCTGCATGTTGCAATCTGCTCAGTAGAGATCGAAATTTGTTCTCTGTTTGATTCGCCATAATTTATCCCTCCGGTTTATTTTATCTGCACAATACGTTCACGCAGAAAACGCTCCACTGAATCCTCGGGAACGGAATAGCCTTTTTTTACACCGCGCCGAATACATAGAAGCTGTCCAGATGCAATCAGGCCATACACTGTCGATGTAGAACACGATAAACGCCGCGCCACTGTGGATACTGAAAGAAGTTTCATAACACCACCAATCCTCTGGATTCATAAACAGATCGATCGGGTGTAGGATCGGCCAATGCACGGCCTAATGCCATGATAAGCGCTACAATGCCGTCGATTTTATTGGCAGCCACTTCCTTGCGTGGATAGATGTTTTCCTTGGTATCCACCACCGCAATTACATTGCCGGCCATCCATTGCAAAACCGGATCTCCGTTATGATGTAGCCGGTTTTGCAGAACCAAACTTTCAAGCTCTTTCATTGGCTCACTAAAATTTGCTGCAGTAGGGCGGGTTTCTACCATTGGAAATCCCTCGGCTGTGAGACGGGTACTGAGTTGCGTGGCCTGAAACGGATCATAACCAACCGACTGCACCTCAAATGCCCCCGCCAATTCACGCAGATCATCTTCAATTCTGCCAAAATCTATAACAGCGCCATCAGTGGCAGTGAGCAGTCCTTTGTAATGCCAGCCCTGATAATGGCTGTTTTCGGGGCGATCGATGGTTTCCTGCGGCAAATACCATCTGCCAAAAACCGCCCAGCCATCTCCATCACGAAACAGTATGACTAAAGCTGCAATGTCAACTTTGCTGGACAGATCGAGACCAACCCAGCAGGGTTGCCCGGCGAAGTCGTCCAAAACAATCTGACGCTCACATTTCATCCAGGCCCGCATATCCAGAAATGCCTGATTACTGGCGTTCCAAACATTGAGATGTTTGCACAGGTTGATATTCCTGCGGGATGTATACGTTTTGGTTTCAGCAAGTTTTTGCTCAATGAATTCCGGAGAAACAGAGGTCCCAAAATTCGGGTTGGCTTTTTGCCAAACTGCCGGATCTTGCCAATCATCATCTGGATCAATGGTATAGACGCAACCAAAAAGTCTGTCGTTTTCCAGATTGCCAGACAAAACCTGCTCCAGCGCCTTTTGCCGCTCAAAGCAGGGTCCTGCAGTATTTACACCGGCCGTGGAGATGATGAGCAAAAGCGGCTGCGTGCGCGCTCCCATGCCGGTGCTAAATGCATCCACCATGTGGCTGTCTTTAGCCTCGTGCAGCTCATCTGTAACCGCAAAATGCGGGCTTGCACCATCCCTCACATTGCGGATCTCCGGCTCAAATTTGCTGCCAGTAGCGGCAACGCTGATGTTGCTGGCAAAGACCTCCACTCCAAAAGCATTGCGCAGTTCCTCATCCTGACGGAGCATCTGCTGAGCAGTGGCAAAAACGTACATGGCCTGTTTCTGGCTATTCGCGCCGCAGTAAATCTCGCCGCCACGTTCACGGTCTGCCAGGAGCATGTACAGGGCCAAGCCGGCAGCAAGAAACGTTTTGCCGTTCTTACGTGGCACCAGCAAGAATGCCTCCCGAAAACGCCGAAAGCCGGTGCTCTTGTGTACCCAACCAAACAAGGTCAACACAAAAAACACCTGCCATGGTTCCAGGATGAATGGCTGCCCAGCCCACTTCCCTTTGACATGGCGTAAATACTCTAAAAATTCGCACACATCCGCGCCCTTCTCAGGGCGCCAAACATAGGAAAAGCTTCGTCGATCCAAGTCTGCCGCTTGGCGTAAAATCATCTGTCGGACTTGAGCACAGGCTGGAATCTTGCCAGACAACACATCCGATGCATACCCGGCGGCGATCCGAACGTAATCACGGCTTGAATTTGTCAAATTTCCCCCTCGTCGTCTTGGTATGTTGAGCCACGATGCGACTTCGGTCTGCTGGTGTCATGCCCAGTTGGGACAAACAACGGAGCAGTGTAGCCATCTGCGAATCAGTAATGGTCTCATCTGCCATTCGGGCCATGAGTCGGGCTGTCAATGCCATTAACGGTGCATCACAACACATGGCTACACCAGGTGCAATAATGCTGACCAGATAATCCCACTGTTCCTGCACCAATGGTGTGAGCCGTAACGCCTGGGCCGGAACCCCCAAAGGTCCATTCGGGATTGGTTCGTCAGGGTTAAATCGCTCGGAGAGATGCCCACCTGGACACCCTTGCAGCACTTTCAATTCTGTTGGTTTTCTGGGTCTTCCTCGTGCCATTTTTGTAGCCTATAAAACTATAAAACTAATCTGTTATATTATCGCCCACGTAAAATTTTTACGGGCGGCGGGGTAGAAGCACCACAGTTGCTAGAGATTTGACCACCCCTCCCCTGTTTTTCTATGCGCTGCCGTTTTACTGCAGCAGTTTTTATAGCATGACATGAGGAGCAAAGCGCTTGCAGATTGCATACATCCAATGAAGATCCTCCATCAACCAATTCATTTATATGATCAACTATGGTTGCAGGTCTGGCATGACATAACTCGCAAAGCGGGTGTCTTGCGATATACCAATCACGTAGTCGCTTCCATGCAATACCTGTATAGAAAGGCTTGGTTGGCTTGCGTCGCATCCGTTCAGCCTCTCGTGCTTTCCCGTAGTCTTGGCAAGTATCGCAGTATCCGTTTATGTTTCTGTGCGTTCTGCCGCATCCTGGACGGCGACAAGGGCTGAGTGGACGTATCGGCATTATTCAAACCTCAATGTTAATTTTTTTGCATCTCTGCAGGGTTTTGCGCTCATTGCTGGCTGTCTCAATCGCCATTACCACGCCATCCAGGTAGTGCACATGGATGACAAAAGACCCGGTCTTGCGGTCGCGCGTGTAGCGCGCATGTTGCTGG